GTTTCAACTGTTCCCATACTTTTCAGCCAATTTAAATATTACTACTACTGCTATTACTACTCCCATAGTTAGTAGAAATAAAATCATTACATTTGCCTTAGGATTAATTTATTTCGTATGGACTCAAATTTCCATATATAGATTAGACAAAAGAAATACGCTATTGCTCCTTGATATTGAAGAGTGGGCAAATGACAGCGAAAGAACTAGAGCAAGGATTAATATTCATAAAGATGAAAATAAAAGGCTATGGCAGATAAACGAGAGTCTAAAGAAAAGACTGGAAGCGGTAAACGAGGAGTTAGCTCTACTATACGAAGCAAGGGAGCAGAAACTAGCGAAACGAAGGCAGGCAGGAAAGATAAAGAGAACAAAGCAAAAGCTAGACAATCTAGCGCAAGATTTCCAGAAGTCGATAAACGAATACAGGCCGGAGCTATGGCAGGAGAAAGCCTAATTAACCAATCAAACGCAGCCGGAGTAAAGAAAAGACAATATACACGCGAAGAGATAGAAAGCTATTTAGATAGTATATGCGAGTTGATAAGCGAAAAGGGTAAATCCTTAAGGCAGGCTTTAAAGGTCGTGGAGATAGCAGCTAGTACTTTCTATCAGTGGTTAAATGATAATGAGGTAGTCGGAGGATTTGATTTAGAAAATAGTAATCATACTACTGTTGTAGGAGACGTTAGAAAAAAACAATACGCGCAGGCGTGCGACCTCCGGCAAGAGTTACTATTTGATGAAGTCCTCACTATAGCAGACGACGGAACCAACGATACATACATAAAAGAGATAGGAGATGGTGTAGAGGTAGAGGCTACTAATTACGATGTAATACAACGCTCTAAATTACGTATAGAGGCGCGTCAATGGGCGTTAGGCAAAATGAACCCTAAGAAGTACGGTAGTAAAGTTGAGGCTACTCTGGTAGGAGATGAAAACCGGCCAATAGTGGTAAATCTGGGAGGTGGAGTTAACCCAGAGGATTAAAATGTGCGGAAACACATAGTACAGATTTAGTTAAACAACGGAAAGAGTCTATAGTTAATTCTATAGGCTTTTTTTATTAACAAAACTTTAACATATATTATGTTGTGTAATATAAATAACTGCCTTATATTTGTACTCAGATAACAACAACATTTAAATCATAAAATCATGGCTAATCAAATTTTAACAGTAAGCGACTACAACAACACAATAGACGGCGGTAATGTAATGAAGTTCAGGAACACTGACGGAACGTTAAAAACAAAAGGCTTCGTAGTAACTAACGGCCGCGTTTACCAGTACGCAGGAAGCAAGGCGAAGGCCGAAGCAATACAAGCAAGCGTAATGAGTGAAGAAGTAACGTGCGGAGTTAGCGGTGTAGAATCTTGGAATAACTAAAAAAAATAACAAGCCCTCTTTAACCGGAGGGCTAAAAAATAAATTAATATTATGAAAACAATTGAATTTTATTTAGAAGGTGTAAAGTATAGGGTTGAGTTTAAGAGAGTTCAATCTTGGGTATTTTTTAGGAGAGATAAGTTCCGTAGTATAAATACTATATGCTATATCTCTATTTTTCACATGGGAGAGTTTGTTTTAGTATCTCACTGCAAAGTAAAAAAGGCATCGTGTGATAATGATAATCCGGAATTTGCTTATAGACTAACTCTAAGTAAAGCTATAAAGCAGAACTTTAATAAAAGGGAGCGTACTATTATAATGAATATGAATCTAGCTCACACAGCTGCGATAATGTTCGATATAGACAAAATAGAATGCTAACCTATAAACAAGGCGTTGTAACGCATGTTTATAACGATGGTGTACAAATAGGTCAGATTATTAACGTGCGTGGCAAATACGCCTACTATCCGCTTAACGGAGACTACAGGAGTAGGTTATACGACACAGTAGAACAAGTAAAAGAAACATTATGATAACAAAACAACAGGCAGCAACCTTATACGCTTATGATTATAAGCTACAAGATAAAGAGGGTAAAAAATGGGGTATTGTAGGAGTATTAGAAGGAATTATTCTATTATATGGGTCAAAAGTGAATGATGATAAATATATATCATTTGACCAAATAGGCACCGACTACAAAATACTATGTCGCCCTTTTAGTGACCTCACTAAAGAAATTAAAGGTATTGGTGTGCCTATAGTTGAACTGGCAAAAATAAATAGAGGCGAAAACATAGAAATAAACGATTACGGAATGTCTATCGATGGTAGCTTTTATTATTGTGAGATAAAAAATTCAAACAAACTAAGGAATATAATATTTGATGAGTACGGAGATTTTCATCATACATTGGTTAATTATATAGAGCCAAGATTTAACGGTACTCAAAAAATAACTGAACAAGAAGCCTTATTCAATTGGCTCGATGCCCACCACTTTTTAAGAGGTGTAGAACCTGAAAACTTAATTTATATAGAATAGTTATGAAAGAAGGAATAGAATTTATAGAGCTAATAGCTTTTGGATTTTTAATAATCACTTTCTATGCATTAATTTTAAAATTTATCTTTTGGCTAGTAAAAATAAATAAAAATAATGTTGTGTAATTAAAATAAAGTATTATCTTTGCTAAACAATAATAAAATAAGACAATGAGAATCAATAAAACACAGGCCGGAAATATAGCGGCACAATTATTAACAGCAAAAGCTGTAGAAATAAAAGAACTAAAAAGACAACTTAGTGAATTGGCTACAGAAATACATGTAAATAACATACCTCTAGCTGTTAGGGAGTTATTTGCTTTTAATCCTCATTATTTTACTCAGACAAGTAGATTAAAAGTTTTTGATAACGGGTTTTCAGGAGAAGAGATTATTTTAACAAAATATGTACCTTCAAAAAATGACAGCTTTACAGCCTCTATAAATATAAACGAAACTTTAGCAAAACCTTTAAGAGCTTTATTCGATAGAGTCGAATCTAAAGAATCTGAGTATAAAAATCTATGCAAAGATTTAGAAAACGCTATTTATAATTTACGAACACCGGCTAAACTTGTAGAGGCATTCCCAGAGGCCGCTAACTGGGTGGAGATAGATAAAAAACCAGATGCAGTAGCTATAAGCATTCAAACATTAAGAGAGCGTTTAAAATAAAAATTATGTACACAGGTAAATATTTAATAACTACTGACTCATGGTTTGTGGCTCCGGATGGACTACAATACAGAGCTGTATATGGAGAGTGCAAATGTTTTAACGACAAAGATACTCTAGGCATAAGTACTAACGCTAGGAGCGCAAACTGGTATGTAAGGGTTGGTAGTGATGAATCGCATATAATTATTGCAGGATGCCAAATACATTACGCTATAAAGCCTTTTGATAGGCCAAACGAGGATTCGACTTTAGATTATAATATTGTAAACGGAGAGAGGATAGATACATTGATACCTTGTAAAATATTCTTTTTAGAATGATTGTGCTATTAGTAATATTTATTTTAAAGCGCTTTAAGACACTTAAAAGTAAAAGTAACATAAACTTATCAAACATAAATAATAATTAAACACGAGGCTTTAAAACGCCATTTAACATCATGTACAGACCAAGACCACCAACTGAAAAGTAAAAGAAGCTAAACTTTATAATAAGGCAATATAGAAAAAATAAGATGAATAATAAAGCCCTTACGTAGCTAAGGCTAAGGCATGGAAAGCCTTAAATGTATTTTAATTTAAAAAAGCAACCGTATGAAATAAAAATAGTGTTTATTAAAGGGTAAGAGCCGCCTTCAGTTAATTCTGGGGGCGGCTTTTTATTTTAACATAAATTTAACATTTAATTATGTTGTGTAATTAAATTAGTGTTGTATATTTGTACCAGTAATAACAACAAAAATTAATCATTATGAAAACTACAATAACTAGAACAAGTGAAATAGCGTTTATAAAAACACTTACGAATGAAAAAGGAGGTTCTTTTTCAATAACTATTTTAAAAGGCAGTACCGATTATTCAAACGCCTGCTCTTTGTTTCATAAAGAAAACATAGAAATAGCTTTAGGTAATTATATAACATATTATATAAATTAATCATGAAAGAAGTAACTAAAGAAGAGTATCAAAAATCATTCATAGGTAGAGATGCTGTTTTGAATTTAACCGGTATGTATCCTTATACTGCTGAATGGCGTTTAAGAGGCTCTGGTACTCTTATTGCTAAAAGCGTAGAGCAATTTGTAGCCGGTTCCAAATACCATACTGAAGTTAAATATTATATAAATTAAAATTATGGAAGGATTAGATTTATTTAGATATTACTCCCTATTAGGGTTTGATGTTTGTTTTACTTCTTTGTGCGGTAAAGACGCTATAAGGATGGTAAAAAGATGGAGTTATCAGGCTAACAGAGCTTTGATATCTGAGCAAATTGTAGATACCTCAGAACTTAAAAGGCTTAGAGAGGTTTTAGAATGGATGTATTTGGATATTATAAAACAGGAAAATACCGGAAATTATCACGAATCATTAGAGGATTATTTAACAAAAATATAATTTCATTATGTATAAAGAATTAAATATACACGAAAAAATAAACGTAAGAACGTATTTGTCTGCTTATAGGCATTATGATAAATCATGGAGGCTAGACCCATGCAAAAGAGTAAGAGAGGGTTATGGAAGTTTTGACGAGAAAGACCCTCATAGGTTAGCTCCTTACGTTTTTAATCCATACTGGAACAATAGCAAGGAACATAAATTTGCTGTTAAATTTTAACAAAATATAAGTTGTGTATTTAAAATAAACACTTATATTTGCTTTATAATTAAAATCAATTTTATGAAAAAAGATATTTTCGTTTACAAGTTTAAAGGTACAGGGCACTAACAAAACAGAGAAGCCTGTTGAGAGAAAAGTATTTTACCCTCCCTTTATTTATAAGGTCAAAATATACTTGGGAAGAGTACGCTATAAAGGCCGATATTGCATGGATAAAATATATGGAGTCTGTTTTTAATGTTAATAAAAAAATAAACATTAAGTCTAATTTAGGTTTAAATTATAGAAATACTATGAAAATACCTTATGAACATGAAAGTGTTTTTTATTCTAGCCTAAAAGAGTATTATGAACAACCTAAATTTTAACATATGCAATCAGATTTAAACAAAGCGTTAACCAGAACAGAAACTAGGTTAAAATATATAAAACAAGTATCTCTTTTAGGAGGTACTGGTATAATTAAAATAACGTTATACGATAGCCTAGGAGACAAGGATTTTAAAAAGCTGTTAAACACTATAGCCGCTAAATATGGCAGGCTTACAGGAGATGGTATTACCTTGGCTCCTAACTTATCCGTTAAAATTTTAAATAAAAAGTAATGAATACACAAGGCCATAAATTACAGCATTACATTGATGTAGTTAAAAATTACTGGAAAGATGCAGATATAAGAGAGCATATTATAAAGTTCTTTGCTAACGTAATGTATCAAAGAAATATGATAACCTCCGAATCGATAGATTATTTACAAAAGTTAAGGATAGCGCGTGTTAAATAATGAAATAATAACGCTACAGTATTACACTAATATTGTAGCGTTTTTTCTATCTAAAAGAAAATCTTTAGACTGCATTACTCGAATATCTGAAGTATGTTTTTACGCGCATTACAGCGAAATAGAAACGATTAAATTATGTAAATCAATATGATGAACATAAGCGAACAAAAGAAAAAGGCGGGCGAATATTGTTGCGCTCATGGGTGTTACAGTATGCCGGTACTAAAAAAGGGCGGTCTTTGTCACAAGCATTACAGGATAAAATGTAAAGAGCGTGACCCCGTTCAGATAAGATACAATGAATTTGTACACAATGCTAGAAAACGAGGTAAAGAGAAGGTTATTACTCTTGCTCAATTTAGAGCGTTTTGCGACGATACAGGATATTACCTAACAAAAGCCATGAGAGGCAATAAAGTAACGCTAGATAGGCCTAAAAACTGGCTAGGATACAGCATATATAATATACAATTGCTTTCCGGAGTAGATAACATTAAAAAGTATTGGCAGCATGATAGGCCGGAAGGTTTTTTAGTACCTGATAATTATACTCCTCCATCTTTATAGCCGTTCGATTTACCATTTTAAACACTCTTTTTAGGGTGTTTTTTTTATTTTAAAAACTTTAACATATATTATGTTGTGTATATTAAATATATTTCTATCTTTGCTAAACAATTAATCATTAAAAAATTTAATCATGGAAACTATAGAGATTAAAAACGTACATCAAATAATTAATGTTAGAGCTAATATAGTTAATTGCAGACTTAAAGACGGTCGTAAACAAAGTAACAGGCTTGTGCAATGCCCTTACAATAGAGATTTTGATTACTGGAAAATATCTCCATTTGTTCATGGAAATAATGGCAGAAATTACTTAAGAGAAGATATTAAATAAACAATAAAAAATTTTAATCATGGAAGCTAAGCAGGGAGTTAAAGAAATTAGAAACAATTTTATAGCTAAAAATAATTATGGCGGTTGTCTAAATTCGATAGTGCAAGATAACGGAAATACTTTATTTGAATGGAGGATAAACAGAGATAACAATGAGCTTTGTATCATTGAGTTTTCCGAATACAAAGCTTATGTTTTTGAATTTAAAAGATAATCAATCATGGAAAAAAGACAATTACCAGAGGGTTTAACTTATTTAAAATTATACCTTCAATTAAAAGAACAGGGAATACCAGAATTTGATAATACAAATAATCCGGCTATAATGGTTAGAGGTATGAATGATACATTGTATTTGTCAGAAGTTGCTAAGTGTGCTATAGATGAAATTTTAGACGTGGTTATAGATTTAGTAGCGTCTGAAGAGCTTACACATATGTTAAATGTTTCGTCTAGGGAACACATTAGAAATTACATACATGCTCCTAAGGCGGCTAGTTTATACAGCGAGCTATTACATTTTGAAAGAAAGTTAATAACCCTTAAATCTGTATTAAATGGCTAGCAAAAAACTTTCAGAAATTATAGATAAAGCCACTAGGCTAGGCTATAAAGTTAAATTTGAATCTTTCGCGCTGCAATTGAGTACGGAGATTACAGATAAAGACCACCCAGAGGTAAGTAATAGGCAGTTATTGCCTTATGACAGGTTAACCGATGCAAGACTAATTAATCAAATACAATGGCAGCTAGCCAATTTAAAAAACGAATAAGATGAAAATCAGAAAATTATCAGAATTATATTTACTACTTAACAGTAGTGTAATGCATTTTACTACTGAAGATTGGGAATTTGGCCTTTGTTATGAAGGCTATATTCTAATGGAAGAATCAATTTTTAACAAAAAAGAAAGGGATATTCTACAAAACGATATACAGTATTTTATGCCTAAAAGGACTTGTTTTTCTCCTATTGATTCTCTGTACGGTTGGCCGCTTGACGAGCAGGGATATAAAGACAGGAAAGAATTTTTAAAAACCAGAATAACAGAATTACAAAATGAAGGACTTTAAAGTTATAATAGCTCGTATGCCGGCAGAAAGTACTGCTAGGCTAGTAGATTATTTTGATACAGCAGAGCAGGCTCTAGATATGATTAATAATTGCTTAAACAATCCTTTAGGAGCTGATTATAAATGTAAAGATGTTACTTTATTGTCTTTACATAACGGCCTTTACGCTTGCTTGTATGAGCGAAGGATATCCGGTGTACTTATGAATTGCTATATGCCTGTAGAATATTACCAATAACACAAAGCTCCTAACGGGGCTTTTTTATTTGTTAAATTTTAATATTTATTTTGTGTATATAAATAATAGTATTATATTTGTACAACAATTAAAAACAAATTAATAATGGCAAAAAATTTTGAAATAATAGATTTACCTAAACTAAATGATAACGTAACTGTATATGTTGTTTTGGCTAGAAACAAAAGAAACACAGGAAGAGTATTTAATTTAGGTATGGTTAGTAAAATAATAAATAACAGGGTATTTTTTGATAAATCTATTGTTGTTTTAAAGAAAGAATATTACCCTCAATTATTTATAAATAATTCTTATGATGATACATTAACAGTATATCTGCATCCAGTTATTGCCGCTAAACAGGGTTCAGGCCATACTTATTTCGATAATGTAGATTTAATTAAATAACTAAAATCAGGGTTGCGGCTGTAACGCTAAAATAAAATGGATATAACAAAATACGCTATCTTAACCACAAATGAAGAGGAATCTTTTAAATGTGTAAATTCTCTTATAAGGCTTGGATTTAATAACCCTCTTCATCTTAGAGTAAATGCTTCTGCGAAACTATACTATTGTATAACTAAAACAAGGGGATATCTCTTGGACTATAGAAAAAGGCTCTAATAAAGTAGTTTCTATTGACGAATTTATTAAAATTATGGAGCAAGACCCAAATGATTTATTCCCTAGACGAATGAGAGTAGACACATTGTCCGGAACACGAAACTTAATTGTGCTTTGCAAAAATGGAGATAATTATTTGTATGTGCCTTACGATAATGAGGCTAGATATAATTTTAATCAGCCTTTTATACTTGAAAGTACTACACAGGCCGAAGAAATAAAACCGGTATTAGAAATCACTCAAAAAATGATTTCAGAAAAATTTAGAACTGAAGATTTTAAAGTAGTAGATTAAACAAAAAAGCCGTTACTTAATTGTAACGGCTTTTCTTATTTCTACCATACATTACTACTACGCGCATTTACAGGCGGTTTAAGGACAAAATAGCCTCGCATCATAATAGAGTCCCAGTCATCAGGAGAACGCCCAAGAGATAGCTTTATTTCCTCTTTAGAAACTACAGATAATTTAGTTACATCCTTATCTATGTTTTTCTGCTTTATCTGCTCCATTTCCGCGCCTGTCTTATCTATTATATCTTGCGGTGTATTTATTTCTCCGGCTAGCCTATCTCGTATCAATTCAGCCATTTTAAATGTACACTGTGTTTTAAGGTTGTCGTAATTTGGTGTAACCATTTTACCGCCTTCTTTAACCGGTATAACTTTTGAGTTATTTACAAAGCCTTTGCATTTTAAATAATCGACTACACCGCCTCCTACACCGTCTTCATCTGCTACTGTATGACTAGCAGATATACCTTCATTACTCATTATCTTTCGGCCTTCTGTTACTACTTCTGGAACCGACGAAATATCCATAGCTATTCTTTTTACACACAGCAAACCATGCCAAATTCTGAATACAGTTTTATCTTTACCAAATCGAGCAACGTCAATAGTAAGATACTTATCTTTTGAATTATCTTCTACTGTAGTAGGGTTAAAATAATCGCTTATAGCGTCTATATCCATTAATATACTTGGGTCGTCGTCATATTCCCAGTTACCATAATAAAGCCTTTGTTTATACTGTTCTCGCATAGATAATAAGGCTTCGATATATGAGGGTGGTAAATGAGGATTATCAACCGGTAACGCTTGTATAAATCGCCTCCTATAAATTAAGCTACCTTCTTTGTTTGGCTTATAAAAAAGATGATACACCCAGTTTTTGGCAGGGTTGCAGGAACCTAGTATTTTGGGTATTAAATTAAATTCTGTTAATTTATATCTAATACGGGATTTAACAACCTCCCATGCAATGTCAGTAATTTGATTACATTCATCTATAAAAGCCCCTGTTATCTCCAAAGAGCCTAAGCTATCAAAATTGGGGTCACTAGGGTATCTAAATAAATCTTTAAGTAATATTTGGCTTCCATTATGAAATCTAATTACATTATCCTGAGAGTTTAAAATAAACTGATTTGTTATATTTAATTTTCCGGCCTCTTCAAAGAAAGTATTTAAAGTTGTTTCTTTTAAAGTTTTTAATTTACTACGTCCCATTAACCACCTCGAGCCGGGGTATTTTTGGCACATTTCAATTAACCATAAACAACCAAGTGCGCTTTTGCCTCCTCCGGCCGCACCTCCGTATAATATCTCCTGTGTTACCTTGTCTTTTAGGTAAAATACAGCATGTTTTTGTTTTGTTAAAAGTTCCATTATTCAGGAATAAGGTCTAAACATTTATCAGCCAGATAGCCTATATCGAACATTTTTGATTTCAATGTACTATAAGATATAGTAGTACCTAATTCTAGCCTGCATAGAGTTAAGTCGCTAAACTCTATAGACGAAGAAACATCTAATGTAGTGGTTATATTTTCTTTTTCTAAAAAGAAATCTGTTAACTGTGAAATTTCGTCGTTAGTTAAAAATTCATACATGATTTTAATTTATTTTATTGGTTATTATTGGCTCTAAATATTTAGAGCAGGCGTTTATATTTCTTTTATTTAAAAACTCTTCGGATATTTTGCATAAAGTAAAAAAATTAGTCTCTGTATCCTCACATAAAGCGGCCGTAAGAGTGTCATTCTCTAAAGCCTCTTCTGCTTCTTTCTCAAATTCAGAGCTAAAAGTCAATTCTAAGCTATTTAGAGGCTCTTTGCCGAATGATTGAACTACACAATATACTGTTTTATATACTGAAGGTTTTAATCCCTCTAAAAGCTCCCTATCATTTTCTAATGATTCGTCGTAATTCATATTTTTATTTTTAAATTATAAAGCAAATATAAAAAAAATACCCCTAATATTAAAATATTAAGGGTATTAATTTAAAAGGGTATTTCTTTTAAATGTATTTTGTATCTATTTATTCCTGTTACATGTTGTAATTCGATTTTTAGCCAATCCAGAGGAGGTACATGTATGATGTTATATTTATTTACTTTATATACAAAAGTGTATAATAAATCTGTATTTTGATTATACACTTTAATAACCATATCGTCCTCAATATTGTAATGAGTGCTATATTCTAGATATAAATCGAATTGGTTTATATTCTCCGGCTTCTTTCCTTCATAGCCTCCTAAAACCTGAAGTGCTTTTATAGATAGGCTAGCCTGCTGTAATAACCTATTTTTCATTTCTATTTTCCATGATGGATTATTTCTATCTACCTGTTTTATTTTATCAACTCTTTTTTCAAAGGCTGAAATTAACACCTCTATGCTTTTTTCAAAATCACAGTTGGTTATATTTTTATCAGCAAACAAAAAGTCTTGTACTTTTTCTGCTCCTAAAAGAGCCTCTTTAATTGATTCGTTATAAGATTCTAAACACATGATTAATTTATTTTTTAGTTAATATTTGTAATTTTAATGGTAAGTTGTTTTTTAAGATGCATGTATCTCTAGCTATGATAGCTTTCTTTTCTGTATCATAATATCCACACAAATAACTAAAACCTTTATATTTTAAATTAGCCACCCATAGGCCGCAACCTTTACTAAAAGATATTCCTTTATATCCTGAGTACAATCTATGGCCTCTAGGCCGTCCTTTAAAAGCTGAATTATCTATACTCATTATTTTATATATTTAACTTTCCAGAATCCTACAGCACTAGCTAAACAGTCCATTTTTAATAAATCTTTTGCGCATCTTAAATTCCACACTTGATTAAGTCCTTCAAAGTTGTAAACTATAATAACAACATCTTTTGATTTATAGCTTACAAATCCATCATTCTGTATGTCAAAATTTGGTTCCATATTATTTTTTATTTAGCCCTCCATTAAAGAGGGCGGTTGATTAAAATTTGTATTGTCTATTGTTTATAAAAACAATCCTGTGCGCACTCCAGTGACTTCTCGGAGCGTTTTCCCTACCCATTAAAGCAACACATACTTGTATATCTATTCCTTCGTAAAGGAAATTACTAATCGTTTGTCTTTCTTTTAGTTCTTCGGATGTATAACCTACATTACCGTATTCCAATTTTGTAACATTTTCAAATGAAAGTTTAAGCCTTTCAATTACTTTATGCTCTTCTTGTTCTATATTTGACATGATATTGATATTTTTTAAATGTTGTTGTTATCTGAGTACAAATATACAACTATATTTTAAATACACAACTAAAATAAATAAAATTTACAAAAAAAATACCCTGCCATATTTTGACAGGGTAAATATTACTTATTCCATTTATCACAAGTAGACAATGATTGTCTAATTTTGTAGGATATAGTGCAACCGCACCCATCACAAAACATGTTAGAGGCTTCAGGCGTTAGAGTATCTTTTACTCTAAACAAAGGTATTGGCTCTAACTTAAATAAAGGGCATGTAAGACATTTATTTAATCTTTCCTTAGCTAAACACTCTATATCATATTTAGGGTCTGTAAAGTTGTTAATTCCTTCTTTAATTGGGTCTAGTCCATCCTTAAGTATGGACTTTATTTTCTTTTTAAAACTTTGCATTTTTAGCTATTTGTCTGTTAGTACTTAAATCGGTCAAACCTCTTTTGCTTCCTGCTCTAGTTCCTGCCTCGGAAGCAAGATAAACAGCCGATGCTAAAGCCTCTACCATATTTGCGCTTATTGAGTCTTGAAGTATAGAATTTTGTATTACGCTATTACCGTCTACTCCTACTCCGCCTCCTAGCATATTTAATGCGCTTAAAGTGTTTGGAAACATAGAGGTAGCTTGTGCTGTTATTACGCTTTCTCCTGCTGATAAATTAGCCCTTATATCATCGCTAGTTCCTGTGCCTGAACCTTGAATACCTATAACTCCTGTTGCATAGCTTGGAGTTGCTTGGCTAGACCCCGAATCAGGCGTTTTAACGGCTAATATTTTCTTAACGTTAGCAAATCCTAATGCTATAGATGATGCAGCCGCTACTGCTCCTGCTGCTATACCTACAGGCCCCGGTATTGCTTCTACCATTCCTTTATAAGCTGCTGTAGCTGATTGGTAAGTATCTATTGTTGTTTGGGCTATTGCTGCTGCTTTACCTATTTTTGATTGTTCCCCAAATATACCGGCTATTTGTCCAAAAGCATTAGTAACAAGTCCTATTTTAGCATCTTGTACGGTTTTCTCTATTAACTCTCTATTTTTGGCCTCTGTCTTTAAAAAAGTAGTTTCAGAAATTCCGGCTTTTTTAGCAGCCGCTAATCTGGCTGCGTATCCTGCATCATACTGCCTCAATTGTTCGTCTAGGTCATATTGTAAGCTAGCTTGATTTAACTGGTTTTCGGCCTCCTGATTAGCTAAAGCGGAGGCTTTTTCTGCGTCCTCTCTTTCTTTTTTTACTGCATCTCTACTAGCTTTTGCGGCATCCTCTAGTTTAGCTGATTCTAGTTGATATTCTTGTTGACTTAATAAATTAGCGTCGAATCTATCTTTTAATGCTTTCTTTTCAGCCTCGTTAACTCTGGACAATCTATCTACCTCTTGTTGATATAATTCATCGCTGAAAAATCCATTTTCGTCAACTAATCTTTGGTTATTTAATTTAAATAATTCTAGTTCATTATCTAAATTATCTATAGTAGCCTGTGTAGCTGTAGCGGTATATTTGTTTTGTATTTCCGCTTTTTTTAACTCATATTCTTTTTGGCTTATTAATTTATTGTCTAACTGTTTTTTAGCGATAGCAAGCTCTTGGTCGGAAACGTCTTTAGCGACTTTTAAAGTAGACTCTAAAGATTTTTTCATACCTTGGGAATTAGCAACATAAAGAGCTAATTCAGTTTCCATATTTTTTATACTAGCATCTAAGTTTTTTTTACTTGCGGCTGTTGCTGCTGTTGCATCTGCTTTTTGTTTATCTGTAGCCTCTTTTCTTAAACTATTTAGATTTGCTAATTGCTCAGACTCTTGTCCTGTAACGCGCTCTTCTATATCTGAGATATTTGTAATGGCTTCGGCTCTTTGGTCTAAAGCCTCGGTAGTTTTGCCTTCGCTTTTTATTCTTAAATCAGCAACTTCTAATTGTTTATTAGCTATAGCTAGCTCACTATTTAATTGCTTTTTTAAAACTCCTCCTAGCTTTTCATTTAAGGCTATTCTTTCAGGAATAGATTTTGTTTCATCATCTCGTAATTGGCGTATTTTTTCAGCTTCTTTTTGGTAATCTAATTGAACCTTTTTAGCGTTTCTCATAGCTACAGTTAGCTCTCCCTCTGCTTTAGATAAAGCCGCTGCTGAGTTAGCAGAATCAGCTACAGTACCTACAAAACTATCTAAACTATCTGCTGCATCATCTAGACCAATAAATCTAAGGCTAGAGCTAACAGCATCAGTAAGCTTACCTATTGCCGCTATTGCTAAATCAAAATATTTAACAAAAGCATTTCCTATGAACTCTCCTAGCGGTTTTAATACTTTAAAAAACGAGCTAAAAAAACCGGATAGAGTAGCTGTTACTTTGGCTAGCTTTTGACTACCCTCTTCAGTACTATTCATCGAGGCGGTAACAAACTTAAAAGCTCCTACACATAAAGCAACTACTGCGGCTATTACAGCTAAAGCCGCACCTAATGGAGTAGCTATAAATGCTATAGCGGCCTCAGTAGCTCCTATCAAACCTGTGCGTATAGCGGCAAAAGTTCCTTGTAATAAAGGTGCTGCTCCTCCTGCCTCTTTAGCTCTTTCTATAAATCCAGATAAGCCGCCACTTAATAAGTCTGTAGCACTAGCCGCCTCTTCTGTTTCTCCTCTAGCTGCTGCTAAATCGCTAGTATATACATTTATTTGGGTTATATTGTTGTTTATCTGTTGATTCAATATTTTCCATTCGTCAGAATCTTGGCCTAAAGTATCTCGTTGTACAATTAATTCTGTATTTAATTCCTCTAAAGCCTTTTTATTTGCCTCTATCTCGTTGTAAGCGGCTACTATACTTTTAGTGTAGTCTCCAATATTCATTTTTACATTTTCATAGGCTGAAGCATTTTCTTTTATAAATGCAATGTTTGCATCATATTGGCTATTTAATTGCTTTATTAACGCGGCCTCCTCTTCAATTAAGGGGCTTAATTGATTTCTTAGCGTTAAAATTTGGCTATTTGCATTTCTAGCCTTTTCTATTGTAGATGTTTCAGCCTCTAAAGCGGCTGTAGCTCTTTCTGTTGCTGTTAAAATTTGACCTTCTGAGCTTATTCTGGCAGCATAAGCTTTAGCTGTTTGAGCGTATTCTCTATTTAAAGATGTAGACTGTATGGTTAAATCTTTTTGACCTTGAAATACACCTAATTGCGCTGTTTTTAATTGGTCTAGTTTAACTTTATTATCTTGAAAGGCGGCACTTTCTTTTTGCCCTGTAGCTATCAATTGCGTTTGCGCTGCAATTAATTCTTTTTGCTGCTTAGCCAATTCTGCTGACTGGGCGGCATATTGTTGCTGCTGTGTTTTGGTTGCAAAAAGCGCTTTTTGCAACCGTTCTAAACTCTCCTCTAGTTTCGTTGTGTCAAATTCATACGTAGCTAGATTTATAATTTCTTCATCCATACTATTTAATTAGTCGTTAGGTTATTTATTCTTAAAAATTCGCCTGTAGAAATATCTCCACTTTGATAGGTTAATTTGTTTAAAACATAATATTGCGCCTCCTGTTTAAAATAGTAAGGCACTAGCATATTTAAATTTAACACATCAGAAAGAGCCAATTTAAGGCTTATATTATGAGCCTTAAAGTTAGTCAAAATAAATTGATAATCAACATAGTTTTTATATATTAATTCATCAAACAACGTCTCATTGTTAACCGCATAAGGTAGGTTTATAGGAACTGTTCTGGTTTGATTTAAAGCCTCGCTTACAAAATTCCAAGTTCTAGCTCCGTATCTTTTGAACCTTAAAAAGTAAAACCTAGAGGACAATGTTTTATAATCTATCTCTATCGTACCAGTATCGTCGTTTTGCTTACTTTCTCTATCCCAAAGCCTATATTTATTTGTAGTAAATCCAGAAGTAGCCCCTATAGGTTTAAATTCATAATTAAACAATTCAGGAGCATAAATTTTTGATTCTACTATATTTTGCTCGTCGTCTATGTTTTCATTATTAACATATAAGGCTCCATTACCATAAGTATCTCCTTCTGAGTTATGCATTAAGGTAAAATTGTTTTTCTGAGTATATCCATCTAGTAGATAAGTTTCTAAAGTTCTGTCAACATACTTACTAGTCCAGTCGATTGCATTAGAAAAATCTAGTCTTGAATCAAGAGTTACAAAAGAAATATGATTATTTAACGGATTAATTACAGGAGTTAAACCAGTCCTCCATAGTATTTCTTTAAAAAAATCTTTAATTTTAAAATCCTTGAAAGCATCGGTTACGCTAACGTTTCCTAAAGTCAACCTATAAAGCTTTACAACGGTGCTGTTGTGCCTTATCTCTCTTATACCCGTATCATTACGTATGGATAAAAAGTACTCTATTATATCGCCTTCATTTGCGTTAAATTGTATCTCTAAATCGGTTGTAGTTTCGCTGCCTTCAGTAGCTACAGAGCCTATTATAGAGCCGTTTTTATACACCGAAACTAATACATTTCTTATCTCTCCTAGCGTCCACTTAGAATATGCCATAGTATTTACAACTATTGAATAAGTACCTTGTTGTTGTATTTGCATTAGCCAGTTGTTTTGCAAGGCAACAAAATCAGTATCTATAGTATTTGAACTCCAAAAAGTTTGGCTAGGTATATAGGCTCTTTTATACTTAACCCCAAACGAACTTGAATTAAAATTACCTTTATTCAGTGTAGCTATCAAAACAGCTACAGAGCCAGAAGCAGGCGGCAAAGGATACGTTATATACAAGTCATTTATAAAATTAATTTCCGAGGGTGTGTAAGTATATCCGTAAGTTTGGAATATTATATCAAAAATACGACCTACTCTAAAACAAGGTATTAAATAATCGATGTTAATGCCGGATATAGAACCAACAAGGCCTATATTTTTACCGTTATAATCAGCAACGATATACTTCATGTTAAGCGAGTCGAAAGCCATGCTATCAATTACAGTATCTAGATTTTTCTCATGGTTAAATTCCGTTAAATCCAAGTCAGTTCCTAAAGTAGCATTATCTATGGCTTTAAAAAAATCAATCATACCATCTATTATACTAACTTGGTAAGCACCTGAAGTCTCTTTTACATTTAACCATCCTTTAACTATAACATCAAATCCTTCATTTTTAAGGTTAGCAGGCACTCTCCTATAAGGTATAGTACTATTGTCGCCTGAAATTCCTAATTGTTCAAATATTTGAGTATTTTCAGGCGTTTTAGGCACCGAAAAAGAATCAGTATAGGACGAAGATACAGAGGCTATATCAAATATATCGGATATTTGTATATTATACTGTATCTTTTCATTCAAAGATAATTGTAATCTTTTTCCTTCTATGTTTAGCTCTACCATATTAACGCGGGATTAAATCTATAGTTAAAATTAATGTTTATTTTCACATTAAACGCTCTACTGCTTGGGTCTGAAACAATTGTATTTTTACCGGAAAAAACCCGTATATATTCTCCATTTTTAATTAGATATATTTCAGGGCTAATAATTAAATCTCTTATCAAATCTATATATTCAGCAGGAACTTTAGACGAGGCAACCATACTATAAGCAGCTGTGTTTCCTAAATCGGCTAAATCGGTGTAATCTTTATATTCGTTAGGTATATTAAAAGAACCTGAGGGGTTATTATTATACTCAACAAAGCCGCCTAAATTATTATTCGAATCAGACAGGCTATAATTTTCAAATAGCCAATAAGAAACGCCTCCATATTGATTTTGAAATTGAAAATAAGCATTATTACAAGAGCTAACACGCCTCAAATCTAACCTAGCCAAATTAGCAGGATTTCCTGTTATTATTGGGCTATTTGACTGAAGCAAAGTTATTGAGCCGTTAGCGTTAAGATAAGAGAATCTAGATATAAAGCCATTCCAGTAAGGTATTTTAGCTGTAGGATACAGTAAAGAACCCGTTACAGCGTTTATATTGGTTTTATTACCCCTAATACCACCCCTTATAAAATTCTTTCTTAGAACTCGCTCTACAGCCCCGTTAGAGTGAGATATATCTATCTTTATTAAATCAATACCTCTTGCATTAGAAAAAAAAAGAGTTCCAGACCTTACAGGGTTTCTAAAAATTCCTTTAATTAAAGGGGAAAGGTTAACAGTAGCTCTACCATCCAAGCCTTGCTGAGCCGTTATGTTATTTGTAGCCACCGAGCCGTTAGATAAATTTGTTAGCTTTATGGTAAAGTACCCTGTAACAGTATCGGATACATACAAAGTTGCTAATATGTCATTATTTATGTAGTAATTATTACCTTCTATCCCTGCTATATATAAGAAAAACCCCGTGTTATACAGGTTTATATTAGCTCTTGAATTACCTACTATTTCAGCATTTATAAAATACTCGTTAGTATTTTTAGTTTTAAATGTTATCTTGCTAGAGGATACTATAGCAGTTATGTATAATGGAAAATCTCCATTCATAGCCTGTCTATAGGCTTCTAAAGTCAACTCTACAGTGGGCTGTGTAGTTACCTGTAAACCTCCTGTTCTTTCAGGCACCCATGTATGGGTAATGTTCCTAAGATTTGTATTTATGATGATTTGATTTCCCGAAACGAAAGGGTCTAAAAATTCTATTTCTAAATTATTTCCATTTGCCATTATAATAATGTTTGTTTTATTCTTTTTTTAATTTCTACAGTTAATTTACCTGCTACTCCTGCTTTTATTTTGCTATAAATATATTGATTAACCTCGTTAGATTCTAGCACGTCTAATAAATCTGTACCATCAGGATAATAGTTAGTGCCTTCTTTTTTTATCTTTTGTCTTACCGCCCATGTAGCAGATACCTGAGCCGCACCAGAAAGGCCTAGCTTATTACCTACCCATTCAAAAATAGGGCCATAAGGCGGCAATCCATTAGACGGTGCGCGCCCATTCTTAAGCCAGTACGAATAATATTGACCTCTAATATATCCTTTTCCGTTTACGGCATCGGCCTCTAGAGACTCTATCCATTTTCCCGATGCATTCATGCCTAGGCTTATAAATTTAGGTATCAAAAATTCATCTATAACGCCCTGCATTGCGGCCTTTAAAATATCATCATCTATAGTTATCATTAGTTTTTAATTCTAAAAGTATACGCTATTTTCCATCCATTATAATTAGCGTCCTGCCAATTATATACTGCTGTAGCTCCTTTGCTAGATATTTCTATATCTACTCCCAATATAGCGCAAAAATCTAGTAAATTCTGGCACAATAAACACTCAGAAATTGGATAAAAAACCGTTCTCCATAAACTTTCATTTATATTATGGCCTTTTGTCTCTGAGTAATTGTTAGTACCTAGACCATCCGATGAAGGAATAACCGCAAAAATATAAAACGACCAATCGCAATAAGATGATGTGACAAGTCTAGTAGTATTGTTTACTGTATTTACTTCTTTAAAAGATGGTTCTGTAAGAAACACATGTACACAGCATTCTTTGCCTTCTTCAGTCGATTCTGTATTAAGTCTAGCGTTAGTTAAAGGCGCGCCATACGCCCAACACAGGCCGCACTTATTAGTTTCCTGCCATACAGCAACCTGTTTGCCCCAAAAGTCTACTATGTCCATTGCGTAAATTTATTTTTATTTCTGGTTATTACTGTTTGAGTAATTTTTTGATGCTTATGATATTCAGGCAAGCCTATAATGTTTACCCCTATCTGAAAAGAGCATATTGTAATTATTTTTTTTAAAAGTTCCATAGTTAATTTTTGTTTTTTCGTTTTGCGTCTTGTGCTTCTCTTATTCTAGTTTGTATATTGTTTTCAATAACAGATTTAAATTGCTTGTCAAATATTACCTTATAAGGTAGTTTTTTTATTGCTTCATGTTTTAATATATCTCCTCCGGCTAATGTATCAATTATATTCATATCTCCAAAAACATTTAAGTCAGATATGCCTGCCTGTATTAATTCTGGATTTGGGTCTTTGCTACCTAAATTGTTTTTCTCTAAAGTATATACAGACTTTAATTCATCACTTAACCAACATATAAAATACATTATCTCGTTATTAGAAGCACTATCTAGGTCGTGATGGAATATATATATCTCTCTATCTTTAAAAGCTCTTAAAACAACTCTCTCAAAGTCTAGTAGCGTTAATAGACTTGGTAAATCCTCCTTAACGAATTTAAAAGAAAAGTCTATTAAGCTATCAAAACGATAACCTAATAGACTATTAGACCTTTTGCCACTGTTTAGAATTATATTAAAATCCTCTTGACTTATTTTTATTAATGCCTTATTTATACTCATGATGCTTTATTTTAAAAAGCAAAGATAATAAAATAAATTATTATACACAACAAAATTATTTTACTAATTCAAAATGAGGCTTGTCAATTATCGATTTCCAATTTCCACCCCAAGCAATTTTAACACCTAATTTTTCAGCAGTAGCTAATATATGACTAGCTATTATTTGGAGCGACTTAGTATCGTTTAAATTAACTTTCCCGTTTTCAAATGGGTACAAATCGACGGCATAACCAAACCCATCTGATTTAGCTTGATGGTTTGATTTGTTTTTAACCCCGTCTGCTTTTGTTACTATAGAGCCTGAAACTGTACGGCCTTTAGCATACAGTGCTTTTTGCTGTTCTGTAGTCCTTACCCCATCTGTAATGACAAAGTCAATAGGGCTATCTATAATAGCCGCCTTCATTACTTTTACTAATTGAGGATGAATACCTTTTAAGTTGTTTAAACTTCTTTCGCTAAAATTCATAATTACTCTGTTTTTTCGTTAGTATTTTTTATCGTATCTACTATTTCTACTCCTGTAGAAAATATTTTTTTAAATTTAGCCAGTAAATCAAACCCCATTCTTTTGAAGTTTTCAAAAAATATAGAATATATCTCTATAGAGCAAAAAAACATAGCCACAATAGTACTTAATGTTAGATTTTTTATTGAATTAGATATTTTAAAATCTCCATTTATAAATATAAACTCAATCCAATAGGCCACTATAATTCCTAATCCATAAGATATAAGCTTTGCGCCTGAAAGCCTTAATTTCTGAGACTGGATGAAAAGACCCCCATCCTCCGGAGTAACCTGTTTTGCTTTCTTAAATTCAAAATAAGACGCCATAATGCCGGTTGCAAAATCAGCAACAAATAGTACGCCTAATAAAATTAACGTGTACTGAAAAGTACTAAATTTAGAGTCTATTACTGTAGCGGCTTCAGGAATAGTAATAGAGGGAGCTAGAGATAATATTATATTTTCAGGCTTAGAAAATATTATTTTTATTTTGTCTAATATTTTTGGGGTATAACTGGCAAAAGCCAAACCCATGTGATACAACATACCGTTTACGCTATTCATATTTTATATTTTTTAGGCAGTAAAATTACACAAAATAATCTATATAAAAAAACAAAAGCCCTAATAAATAGGGCTTTATGTTTAAATAATTATTTTAATTCAAAATAAACTAACTTAGGTTAATTGGTTTAAATTATACTATAGTTGGTACTCCGGTTACAGCAACTACTACCCATTCGTTAGCGGCTATCTTTTCAACTCTTATGGTATCATATCTAGCCTGTGATTGAATATATCCTGCTGTACCTATAGTTGTATCTGTTGCCCCATGAATAACAGTAGTAGCTTCTGGTTGTGATAATTTCCAACCGCCAGTACCAAGACCTCTAATTTCTATAAAATTACCAATAGCACTAGTGGAATTTGAAGGTAATGGTATTGTTAGTCTAGTACTAGCATTAGCTATATACTTTATATTTGTAGGAGTTGTAGCAACATTTGCCGTTATAGTAACTCCTGTTAGCATTACATCTAATTCAAGTTTTCTGACCACTTCAGTTGAACTGGTTGGTGCTATAGCTACCGTTGCTTTTCCTGATACGGTCAACTGACCCCCTATCGCTACAGTGCTTGTAAAATTAGCTGTATTTCTGAAATTGTACCAAAACCCACTATCTACAGCAGGAACGACCAACCCGCCAAAGTCAAAGTGTCCATTTGGAAGCATAGCCATGAAGTTTTGAGTGCCATCAAAACTCCTTATCTCTAATTGTTCTGCTGTTGCTGTAGTTCTCCATACAGGAGATTTTATTACACCAGATAATACCTGTGACCATTGCGCGCTGGTTGTACCTGAGCTATAAGTTCTATTAGCAATTGGAACTATACTCTGGGAATTTATTTGAGCGTTAAAGTTTTGTGCAGATGCGAAACTATTGCTTAATGATACGCTAGCCTTATCAGCAAGGGATGTTGCTAAAAGTGTATTATCCCCTGGTAGCCCTGTTATATTTGCAAAAGAAACTTCATCAGGCACATCTGTCCTAAATCCCCCATAATTATTAAGGGATAAAAATTCAGCATATACCCTAGCTTTTATTTCTTGGAATTTTGGGTTTTCGTGAACCCCATCAAACATATAGCCTTGAGCAACCATGCTTGTGTAATCCCCAAATATAGCAGGTAAATCTATTAGCTGTAACCCTAATTGAGTAGCTACTTCTTGCCTTGCAATTCTAAAGGCCGGTGCATTGGTTGAACTGTAATCTATAGGTTGAACAGGTTCTACTAATACAACATTAGTAGTTGGACTACCAGCTAACAAAGTGCTGACGTGGTTTATAAGCTTAGTTTTAAAATCAGCTGCGCTTAGAACGCCTCTGTCATTAGTTCCTATATCTAATATAGTTAGCGAGGGCGTAAAGATAGAAAACCAAGTTTGCCTAAATGTGGGGTCTAACAATGATAATCTATTTATACTCATACCTCCAATTGCTGTACACAAATCAGAACCAGCCACAGTGCCATTATAAAATCGAATGCCAAAAAACGCCACTTTTCCAGTGATGTTATTGATAGCTACAATGTTGTTATCCGCAGCTGTTTTTATAAGTTCCACGTATTGTATACTCAAAGTTCCTACCATACTAACAGCGGTACCTGACCCTGATGTTGAGTTGAATTTATACGTAAATGAACCACCATCAGGCCGTTGCAGATAATAAATCCTGACTTTGGTAAAAACCTTGCCTGTACTAGTGACGTCCGTGGAAATTGATTCATTAACGGCGGCATTGGCATACAAGCCCTGTCCAGATACTGAATACTTTATAGGGTCTGCACTATAATCTGTAGTTGACCCGCCCATATCAGATAGTCCTGATGATTTAAAAAACGATGCTCCTTTATCAACATGACTGCCAAGGTCATAATGTATGTAGCCTATTTCTCTTTTTTTAAATTCAGAGAACCACTTAGGATTTAAAATAGCCCTATAGTTACCTATAGAAGTGCCACCCTCTGTATGGCTATCTCCATCTTCTTGTATTAATGTCAGTAGATTAGAGTTTAATTTTGCCTTTCTAATAAGGTAGCTATTCTTAATAGCATTGGATGTGCTTAAATCAGTATAGGCTTCTCCAACCGAAACTATTTGATTGTCTACATATTTTTTTTGCGTGTAGTCTAAGTCTGTTATATTTTCTGTATAATCAGCAGAACCTGAAATACCTCTAGCCTCAGGGTTTTCTGACTCATAAAAAACTCCACCTAACGAAAACCTTAAACCACCTTTTGGACTATCAGTATTTTCACTACCTATAAGTAAACTAGCTTCATCTGGAAATTGAATATAAACACCGGAATTAGGGTCAAAATATTTTTTTATATTTTGTATTCCGTCTAAATCAAAACTAATATCTCCTGTAACAGGATTTCCTTCTGTAGTTCCTTTTATAGGTATAAAATTATTAGTGTTTGGCAAGTCCGATACCATAGCGATAGTATCTAAGTATTGCGTCTCCATGTCCGGATTAGTGTTTTTTATAGGCCACTGATACTTTGTATTGCCTATAAAATCTGTAGCCGGCCACCTAACGTCCATTATACCTACTCTAGACCTAGCCACTATACCATCATAATCGTAAGTTGTAGAACCCGGCTCCGAAAAGCACCCCATAGGCGAATCTTGCAATACTAAAGAAGAATCTGCTATGGTATTGCCCTTATCTACAACCTGTTGCAAATTTGGAATTTCTCCGGAGGGGTCTGGATTTTGAATACTTACCCATTTTAAGCCGGTAAATATAAATAAATCTATAGCACTATTATCGGGTAATAATTGGCTATACATATCTCCTATTTGATAACTAGGAGGTGGTGTATCATTAGGATTATCAAGGCCTGAATAAACTTGCACCCCTTCGTTGTTTTCATCTATAAGGCTTTTTAATTCGTTAATGGCAGCTACTAAGTTAGCTCTATCTGTAGTAGCTAAATTAGCAGGGTTTCCCGTTCTATCATGAGAAAAATTTAAAAGGTTTTCTAAGATAGGCTCTAAAACTTCTGCCGTTATTTCGTTATTAGCATTAGCTACTATCTGGTTTACTATTTCGGCTAATAAAACATTATACGCTATATCGTCCATGTATTTCTATGGGTTTTGGTTGTTAAAATCGTTGTTAAAGTCGTCGTTAAAATCTCCTGAAGGATTAAATATAACGTCTGAAAAATTGTTATCAAAATCGGAAATAAGTCCGTCATAAATAAATGGCGGCTCATCCTCTAAAGAATCGGCTAAAGAGGATAGAGTTAATATGCCTCCTCCGCTATTTGATTGAATATTATAAGAATAATTTTTTGTGCTTAATCCATATTCAAATCCGTATATCTCAACTAGGCCGTTATATAATTGTATGGCTGCAAAATAATCTCCATAATCTAATTGCTTAATTAGGCATTTTTCGCTTTCCTGTATGCCTGCTATGATAATATTTATATTGTGGGCATATTGAGGGATTCCGTTATTATCCGTCTTGTCAAAAGAAGGGTAAATAACTTTAGATTTTTCATCTCCTGTAAATCTAAAACCTGTTTTTCCTGTTTTTAAATCGAAAGATACTCTATGTCTGCATGTGTAATTGTCTCCTTGAATTAAAGCTACTTGTATTAGCTTGTTATTTACATCTTGTCTATTTACTAGTACTACCTGTTGATAATATTTTCTAGTAAGGGATTCACAATCTAATTGGAATCCCTGTCTTAATTTGTCACATAGGCTCATTATTTAGTTATTATTGCGGATTTAAAACCAAATCCTTTATTTTTAGTTCCAGATGTGCATTTTGAATGCCCGCATCCACAACCTTTATTTTTTGGCTCGTACCATTCAAAAGCATCATTGTTAGCGGCTAAATATCCTTCGGTATTTTTAAACATATCAAAAGCCATATTTCTGTATTTATTGCTAAAGGCTTCTAATTTTTTAGGGTCTATTTGAGACGAAAAATCTCCATTTTTGCTAACCAATCCTACAGCCGTATCGTTAAAGCTATTTAAGATAACATACCTAGCATAAGTATAGTAAACTAATATTCTAATAATGCCCTTAAATATAATAGTCTTTTTACCACAAATTGAGATGTAACTACCTCCATATAGGAGGGTCTTTTTCTGCTCGTAATTATCAGGTTGTATAGGAGGTTCTCCTATAGGATTTAAATTATATTCAGCTAAAGCATTTATATAATTTATGACCTCATTAATTGTTAACTCTATTTCGTACCAGTCATTACAAAACAAATTTGCTAAATCCGATTCAATCGCTTCATTTTCTGAGATACAAAGCTTGTTGTTATCGCAATGCGTGGCCACTAGAGCCACGCATTTAAAATCAAGTATATTAAGTATTTGCATTTGCTTGTGTTTCTGTTGTAGTTTCTACCATTGGTTTTATTTCGCAAGGAAAACCTAAATAAGTAAAAGTTTCCTGTAACCTTTTTCTTTCATCTTCTGTTTGTTCTGAATAGAAAATTTTCATTTCTCTATAAGTGTCTCCTGAAGTTCCAAAAAGGCTACTAGAAGCCAAAACTAAAGGTTCTGGTACATTATTAAAAGCTCCTAGAATATTACGCCTAACTCTAGCGTCGTTGCTATCAAATAATTTATCGTCAAATTGGCCTTTCAACTGAGTAAATTTAATTACTTTGTCTATATCGTCTGTAGACTCAATGTCTAGATGAAAAATAGAGCCGGAATTTTCGGAGCCTAAAAATTTTGACAAATTATCCTCAATAACTTTACTTTGCTCTGAATCAAGACCTTGTGTTATTACAGCAGTTTTACCTAGAAATCCTGAACGGAATTGAGTATTTGTGTAAATAGCAAAACGTGCCTCGGTATCTGCATCATCATACACGCTTGAAACTGGTGGCATAGCATATTTATAGCTAGGTGTTAGGTTAAGATAAAAAACTTGCCCCCTATACATCTGGATAGCCTTTACAGGGTCTTGTTCTGGGTTTCCGTCCTCGTCCTCTGAGTCTTTTTTTATCTGAGCTAAAACAACATTTTGATTTTTATTGAACGGATAATACCATTCACTAGTAACATTTTTTTTATCTACTGCTTTATCGGTTAAAGCTAACCAATCTCTTTGAATTATAATACCGTCAAATCCGTTATAATCTTCTTTAGCTTTTCGGCATTGGCAATAATCAAGTACTTTTAACTCTTTAGGAACGATTTTAAGACCTGTATTCTCGTCTCCGTCATATCCATAGCTAACATGTATAAAAACCCCGTATTGACGAGCTATTGACTCAGCAGCGAAAGATATAACATTGCTTAACTTATGATTTTCTTTTACGTTAACTATAACGTCTTTTGTCTCGTCTACTAATCCTTTACCTGAAATATATTTAGCCATTATTTTAGCTCCTCTGGATGCAGTAGGAGAATTACTGATTACGGCTTCTACATCATATGGATATAGATTATTATATCCATTAAAATATATTTTCTTTTTAGTATCTGAATCTTCAAAGAGACAAGTAAGGCGGCTCCACATTTCGTAAAAACTCGCTCTAATTCCTGCCTTTTCTTTTTTAGCCATTATTTAGTAGCTTTAGCGGGTCTGCCTTTTTTCTTCACTTCTTTAGGCTCTTCTGTTACCGGCTCTGGTAATATAACAGGGTCAACAACGGGAATTAAATTAGCTTCCTCAGATATAACTGTATTTGTATCTTCTTTAGGCTCTTCTATTACCGGCTCTGGTAATACCCTAAATAATTTTTTTCGTTCCTCTATTTCGGCCTCGGTGCCATACACAAGAAAATCCTTTACAAATTCATCATAAAGTCTATTATCATATCTTTTGTAAGTTTTACCATCTTTTTGATATGATAAGATTTTTCTTTCAATTCTTTTTAATTCAAAATTCATTGTTTCAGTTTTAAAATTATAATTCAAAGATAGTGAATTATCTTTATTTTTGTTTAAATGTCTTTTTAATTTTTCCCAATCAGAACCAAAAGAACACCCCGCGCAATTAGGGGCATATCCAAAAGCCTGCTTAAATGTCTCTATATAAAACAACATAAGGTCAGGCGAACACCTGACCTTATTTGATTCTATTTTAAGTAAATCACTTACTTCCATTATGTAAATTACGGTGTAACTGGGTTAGCAAATAAAGAATCGAAATCCTCTACTTCAGAGCCGGGCGTTATAGACTTATAAACTAAAGGTAAATACCTTTCTGGGCTTGTTTCTAAGCTACTCATAACTATAATTGTGCCGCCGCCACCGTCTTGTGTATCAAAAGTATAGTCGTCTGTTGTAAGGCCGTATTCAAAACCATACATTTCTATAGTACCATCCGCAAATTGGAAAGCTACAACATATAATCCTTGGTCTAAAGAACTAAGGATACATTTAGAAGCCTCTTCTACTCCGGCTACAATTAATTGTGCATGGTGGGCATAATCCGGAGTACCAAAAGTTTCATTAGTTGTTTTGTCGAATGAACCTTTGTATGTAGAACCTTTTTCAGAACCTTTAAAAAGATAACCAGTCTTACCTTCTTTAAGGCTAAATGTAACCCTGTAGTTACATACTAAAGCTCCGGCAGTACCAGTAGGCACTGTGGAAATATCCACGCTATCAGGGTCAATATCATTTTTATTTATAATAATTGCTTGTTGGTAATACCTCCTAGGAGGGGCGGCACAAGATATGTCTTGTCCCGCCAATAATGTACCGCATACGCTTTCTATAGCCATGTTTTGTTTTTTGTTTTTTAATTATACTGTTTCGGCTCCTAGATAAACATATTCGTCTGTAACTAGTGTAGCCCCGATGGTTGCACCGCCTTTAAGATAAATTTGGTCGTCGTCCTCGCTAAAATAGACTTTGAATGCCGGTAACTGGTCTATTTCAGAAGTACCAAAAAGAATATTATCTCTAGATGTTAACATAGCCCTGTAAGGATGCCCTAAGTTTAAAGCCTGAATAACTCCGTCAAACTCGCGTCTAACAAATACAGGAATACCGAAGGCTTTTAAAACCATATCAACGTTAAAACTTCTTTGCGCCTGTAATGTTTTAGGGTCGAAACATTCACAATTGTATTGTGACCTATCTCCTAAAGAGTTTAGCCAAGCAACCCAAGCAGCCGCCATAGCGTAAGTCATTTCAAATTGTATTGTACCTTGGTCGTACCAAGGGAAAGCAATAGCCCTATTGTACGCATCAGAGAGATAGTTATATACTGCTTCTCCTGTAAGCGGAACCGGTGCGCCTGCTGTACCTGAAGTGTTTTCTGTGATAACTATTTTAACACCTCCATCTGCTTCTGCCTGTGTAAATATACCGTCAATAGGTCTTAGATAAGCATAAAAAGGATTGCTAGAAGCTGTGCCTCTATCTCCAAACCAAGCAACGCGCCAAAGAGCAGCGTCTAGATTAGTTTGAAATTTGTCGATGATATATTTCATCAACGCACTATCTAGGTTTTCATCTCCAAAAAGCCTTTTGTAAGAACCCCAGAATAGCAGAAAGTTATCATCGAAAGTATTAACGCAAATAGGCACTTTACAGGCTATTTGGCCAACTTGCCAAACTTTGGCGTCAAAATCCAAATCCAAGTCGCAAGCCGGAATTGTACAGCTATTAGGGTCTTTGTAAGGAAAGCTAGCATAATTAGGGGCTGTACTAACAATAGGTACTACATTGCCCTCTCTAATGCCCGGCACAACTGTATGAGATTCTGGTAGTTTACCTATAGCAAAAGACTTTAGCCAGATAGCTTTATCAATTGTTACCATTTCTCCGGTAGTTAAATCTTCTACTAACGCAAGTACCTCAGTACTAAAATTATTATTTATTGCCATTTAGTTTGTTTTAAATTATTTTTTATTTGTTGCTGCTAAAGCTCCTGCTATTGCTTCACTAGACCTATTACCTTTAGCTTTCGCACCTGTATTAGGTTTTCCGGCTGTGTTGTCTTTTTCTGAAGCAGCAGGTTTTTTAGATACGGCCAATTTAAGGGCATTAATAGTATTATCTTTTTTTGCTACTGCTGCTGTTAAAGCCTCTAACGTTTCAATAAGATTTTTATTTTCCTCTTGCAAAGCAACAACATCTACAGCATCAGAACCACCATCAGCAGGTAAAATATCAGTTAATACTCCGGCCTCAAAAGTATATGTTTCTCCTGTACTTAAAACATAATCTCCTTGTGCAGGGTCGCCTGCTGCATCTTCAGCTACATCGCCAACAGCAATAACGGCATCATCAGCCAAATCTGGGAAATTTAATTCCGTTTCATCCGCTAAAGTAATCATTTTAGCGCTAACCCCCATAAGGGCTTTTAAAGCAGCAGCAATAACTGAAAATCCTTTTGTGTTTTTTTTCATTTTAACATCTGTTTTTAAATTTTTATTTTTTTTGTTTTCAAATCTTTGTAAAGCTTTTGGGCGCAATACCGTTTCTATTTCTGTTGCAAACCTCATAGCTAAAGCTTCATCAGGACTAATATAGGCTTCAGCATTCATAAAAGCTAAAGCTTCTTGATATGTTAAATCTGTATGAGTTTCGTAGTGTTTAGCTATCTTTGTAGACCATAGTTTCAAATCCTGAGCGACTTTAATTAATTGCTTAGAATTACCTTCTGCGTATGTCCATGCATTATGGACAAAAGGACTTGTATATTCTGTTAATACTCGTTCGTCTCCTGCTAAAAATACAACCGTTGCTATCGAAGAAACATTACCCTCTCCAAAGGTTCTAATATTTACTTTCCATTTCTGAGCGTATCTCCTTAATTCGTTATACATTTCAAATCCGGTGCTAACATCTCCTCCTATGGAATTTATCCTAACTAATAATGGCTTTCCTCTAGCATTAGCTAACTGAGATTGAAGCCTTGACAAAGTAGCATATCCATCTTCTGGTAACTCTGCATACTCCCCTACTATCTCTCCGTAAATTTTTACTTCAAACATATTTGTTTTTATTATTGTTTAGCAAAGATAGTTAAAATAGTTGTGTAAAAAAATAAATTACACAACTATTTTTAATTTATTTTAGAATGGTAGGTCGTCGTGTTCCTCCTCTTTATACGCGTTATTTTGTACCGGCTGATTATAAGTATTATTATATTGGTCAACGGCTGAATTTTGTCTTTGTTGTGGCTGTTGCTGAGCTTGTTGCCCCTCTATCTTCCATCCCTGTATTGAGTTGAAATATTTTGTTTCGCCTTGCGGGTTAACCCATTCTCTACCTCTTAGATTTATATCAACCTTTACAGGTTGTCCAATTCTGTAATTATTTAATAGGTCGCATTTGTCCTGATTAAATTCTACAAGTATCGTTTGAGGATACTGCTCGTCAGTAGATATTACTACATCTCTTTTTCTAAATCCATTTGCTCCAAATGAATTAGTTTCTCCTATCATTTTAATTTTGCCTTGTATCTGCATTTAATTTATTTTTAAATTTGTATTTTCTTTTATTTCACAGCCATCGATTTCTACACCGGAATTTAAAGCTTCTTTAATTTTCTTTAAATCCGGCTTTGTTGTGGTGGTTTCGCTAACATATTCTTTAGGCAGCATAGCGGCCTTTAAAGGCTCAACATATACGCTCTTGCTCTTACGTATGCCAAACTTAGTAAAACCTACTGTAAAGGCTCCATAAGCGTTAACAGCAGTAAGAAGTGTATCGCTTAACCTATCTATATGTTTATTTTCTCTTTTAACAATTGCCTGAAGTCTTTTAATTTCGTTATCGGCTCTAGCTAAATAATCTTCTTTTTGACGTATAACCTCTAAGTAAGCAATTGCTTTTTGCTCTTTTTCAGCTTGATTTATGGCTAAAAATTCCTCGTCCTCAGGGTCTAGTACAAAATCTTTCTCTTCTAACTCGTTTATACGTTGCAAATACTCTTGCTTAATATCGTATAATGTTTTTTTATCTGCCATAATTAAGATACAGTTTGTAATTCTTTCTTTTTCTTTTCGTCTAATTTATCTTGTTTAGCTAAAAAGTAATTTTTCATTTTCTCTTTAACATCAAAATTAAACTCTTTATCTGCCTGATTCATGGACTCCCAAAGAATACCCAAAGAATGCAAATCTTTAGTTTTCTTTATTTTTTCTGTAAAATCTGTAGCAATAATTTTAGCTACTTCTTTTTGGTCTGGCTCTTTTGTACTCTCCCCGTCGTCGTCGTCTGCTCCTATACAAACTAAAGATTGCAGCCCGTAACGCCTTGCGTAAGTTATGCCGCTACCTTGCGCCTGTGCATCATTTATTTTTCCGTAAATTATTTCTGTAAGGCTTTCTATAACTTCCCCGCTAACGTGTATTAGCGTAGTTCTTACATAGTTTTTTCCTTCGTAAACTACTATTGGTTGTATAACGCCTATGCCGTTCGAATTAAGAACAGGCAATACAGCTAACCTAACGGAATTTAAATCAGCATAATACTTTTTTGTAAAAGGATTGTGTGCTTCTTTTTTAGGATTGCTCATTTCTGATTGCGCTTTTATTAACGCTGCATAAATTTTTTCATTCATTTATTTAAGTTTAATAATTTATTTCAAAGCAAAGATACTATTTTATATTTCAAAAGCAATAAAAATAATAAATAATTTTTCACTTTTTTTTATTTTATATAAATAATTTTTCACTACCTTTGCTTTTCATTATAAAAATATAACATGAATTACAAAGAGAAGATTAAAGCAAAAGGTTTAAAAAGTAGTTTTATAGCAGATTTGCTAGGAGTAAAAGAAAGCACTTTTAGCATGTATATAAATGGTAAGAGAAAAAAAATACCTCTAGCTATTGAAAAAGGTTTAATCGAAATACTAGATAAATAATGCATGGCTGAAAATAAAAACTCATTTATCGCTTATGTAGATTGGAAAAGCACTTTTGATATGCTTTCTGACACAGAGGCCGGCCAACTTATAAAACATCTTTTTGCCTATGTAAATGATGAAAACCCTATAACGGAGGATAGATTTTTAAAGCTAGCCTTTGAGCCTATTAAAAATCAATTAAAAAGAGATTTAATAAAATGGGGTGGAGGAATTGAAAAAAAATCTATAGCAGGCAAGCTAGGAAATTTAAAAAGGTGGCACTTAGATTTATATAACTTAGTGGAATCTAAAGAGTTAAAAATAGAGGACGCTATGGTTATCGCACAAAATCGCACATCATCGCAAAGCGATAAATGCAATCGCACATCATCGCAAAGTATCGGTATTATCGCTGTAAATGAAGATGTAAATGTAAATGTAGATGTAGATGTAAATGAAGTAAAAAAGAAAAGAAAAGAAAAAGCCTCGACTAGCGTCGAGGCCGTCCCAGATTTTAAAGAATTTTTATCGCACGCTTTGACTAAAGAGCCAGATATAGATGAAAAACATTTAAAGGCTAAATATGAAAGTTGGGTAGAAGCTGATTGGCACACTGGAAAAGGAGAAAAAATAAAGAGATGGAAATCTACTTTAACTAGAACTATACCATTTATACAGGTTAAAAAACAAAATCCTTTAGGGGTTAATAAATTAATATTTTAATGGCAAATATTTTCAGTTGGGAAAAAATAGAGCATAAAAGCCATAACAAAACTACAGGCTCCGCTAAATTAAAATGTCCTGAATGTATAGATTCTAGGTCTAATAAAAGAGATACTAGCCTGTATGTACGTTATGATAGCGGTATAGCTAAATGTTTTCACTGTGAGGGGCTAAGCTTTAGGGATAGTATCAGCAAACAAACAGAAAGAAAAGATTATAAATTACCTAGTCAAGAGTGGAAAAATTACACCAATCTATCCGACAACGTAATACAATATCTTGAAAAGCGAGGTATAAAACAATTTACTGCTAATAAATTTAGCATAACAGAAGAGATATATTATCAGCCAAAAGTAAACAAACAGGTTAAAAATATTGTTTTCAATTACTTTGAGGGAGACGTTTTAGTTAATAAAAAGTATAGGGATAGTCAAAAAAACTTTACCCAGAGTAAAGACGCAAAGAATATATTTTTTAACATAAACTCTTTGATAGGGGCTAAAGAAGCTTATATAATTGAGGGAGAAATAGATGTTTTGTCTATTGACCAGATAGGTATTAATGCCGTTGTATCAGTGCCTAATGGAGCCAATAACAAAGATGATTACTGGATAAATTCAGAGCCTTATATGCGAGATGTAGAGAAATTTTACATCGGTACTGATAACGACGAAAAAGGCGATAAGCTAGCAGAAGATATAGCGCAAAGATTAGGTCGTTACCGGTGTGAGCGTATATTATGGGAGGGTAAAGATGCTAATGAGGATTTGCAAAACGGAGTATTAGAGCAAAGCATAAGGCATACAAAAAAATATCCAGTATCAGGGACTTTTACTATTAACGACGTTTACGATAAGGTTATAGATTTGTATCGCTCTGGGTTGCCTCCTGTGTATTTTCCTTCTCATAAATGCTTTGGCAGCATGCGTAATATATTTACAGTAATGAGGGGTCACTTAGTTACGGTTACCGGCATACCTTCACATGGAAAATCAAATTATATCGAATGGTATGTTTTGAACTTAATTGAGGAGTACAAAATGAAAGCTAGCTTTTTTAGTCCGGAGCACCAACCAATGGAGCTGCATCAAACCACATTTATAGAAAAATTCTTTGCTAAAAACTTTTTCTCTGAGATGATGGGTACACCTAGAATTAGCGAAATAGAAATAGCTGAATATTCAGAATGGGCAAACGAAAAGTTATATTTAACAAGTCCTGAAGGCTCAGAGGTTGCAACGTGGGAGTGGCTTTTTGAAAAATTCAAAGAGCAAATGTTTAATTATGGTGTTGATATTTTTGTTATAGATGCTTGGAATAAAGTAGAAGGGGTTAACACATTAGCTGATATAAATAAAATACTAGGCAGGCTTACTAATTTTGCACAAAAAAACAACGTAATAATATTTTTAATTGCGCATCCTACAAAGATGCAGAAAAATAAAGATACAGGATTGTATGACGTTCCGGATTTATATAGTGTATCCGGCTCTGCTGATTTTAGAAATCAAACACACGACGGTATATGTATTTACAGAACTTGGGAAAATAAAGAAACAAATACGTCAGGATATACTACTTTCTACAACCTAAAAACTAAAATGAAGTTTCAAGGAGAAATAGGCTCAATTGTTAATTACTGGTATCATATACCTTCTGGTAGGTATTACGAATCAAATACAGAGCCTTGTTTATATAAACTTACAGATATGTATAAAGCTGATTTAAGACACGAAAAAGATTATAGTAATACAAATGTACCTTTACCTACTATAAATCCATCTGAAGCCTTCGGAACGCCTTTCACAGTACCTTTAGATAACAATTGGATTAATGATGATATACCATTTTAATTAAAAACAATAATATGGCCAAAATAGGATTAATAAAAACAGAGAATAATAATTTTATAATTGCGTACGATTCAGACTTTGAAGAGGCAAAAAAAATAAAGGTAGGAGAGATTTATGTGTACAATTACAGTAAGCCTAGGAATTTAAAATTTCATAGAAAATTTTTCGCTCTTATAAAAATGCTCTTTGATAATCAGGAGCGCTATATAAATATGGATGATTTACGGCATGATTTGCTTATTGCTTCTGGAAACTATAGCTTACGTTACAATTTCAAAGGAGAGGAGGTTATAGAGCCTTTAAGTATTTCTTTTGCCGCAATGGACAATGACGAATTTGAAATTTTATATAACTCTGTGGTTGATGCAATTATTAAATATTTTAATTTCGATAGGCAGGATATAGCAACTAATGTAGAACAATATTTTTAATATGAGAAGAGGTTATGATTTAAGAGTTACTTGCGCTGAAGATGGTTGCAATGAGTTTAGAAGTTATCACTATGATACTAAAAAAGAATTGAACGAGGCTTATATTCGCCACAAAGGGCATAAGTGTTTAAGGCATTCAAAACCTAATGAGGTTTTAGGTTTAAAAAATAAATTAATAATTTCAGAACAAATATGCACCGGTAATTATTGGGGTGGAAAATTTGGATTTACTTATGGTAACAAGTATAGAGCTTATGCAAAAGACTTTCCAGAAGGTACTATTTTAAAAATAACAGCAGAAATAATACTCCCAGAATAATTATGATAAAAAATAAAGAAAAACCTTGTAAGGGGTTAGGAAAAGCTAAAGGTTTTGGTTGTGGTAGAAACACCTTTTTTAGAAAACTGGGTCTAGGTATTAATTGTAAATGCTATCAGGAATTTTTAAGGAGTAGTAATGGTCAATCTTATTTAAATACTGCTATGAATAAAGCAAAAAGTATTTCTAAGGCTGAAAAAAAAGACAAGGATAAAAAAATTAGAGAGTCTTTAAAAACAAAAAGTGATTACGAAAAAGATTTACAGAAAGAAATAAATACTATTATCCGGTTAATTGATAAAGGTTCTGTGTGTATTTCTACTCTTAAGCCTTTAAATGATAAATTTGATGCAGGGCATTATTTTAGTGTAGGCTCTACTCCTACATTACGTTTTAACCTATTTAATATTTACGCGCAATCAGTACATGCAAATCAACATCTTTCAGGAGATAGTATTAATTTTATAGAAGGCATTCGTTTTATGTATGGAAAAGAACACGCAGAATATGTAAGCGGTTTAAGGGCTAGATATAAGTTAATAAAATTATATATAGATGATATAAAAGAAAAAATAATAATAGCCAGAGATATAGTTAAAAGACTAAAATTATTAACTGTAAATCTGGATAGTGAAAAAAGATTATTTATGAGAAAAATATATAACCAAAGATTAGGAATTTATGAATGATATTAAAAAACCAAATAGATTTGAATATACAAATCGAGTGATAAAAGTTTTTATAGATGAAAAACATGTTAAATCTTTTCCTTTAATATTTACAGGGCTTGTTGATAAAATAGGTTTTGAGAAGATAAAATTAATGCCTAGTAAACGAAAATCTATTACACAAGATGATATAGTGTTTTTGGGTATGAAAGTATATAAACAGCTATGCCTACCTTTTTTACATGAACTATTGAAAAATGAGAAATACGTTTACGAGCTTGTAGAGGATAAAGAAATTCTAGGCACCCGTAAAGTTGAAAGTAAGTATAATCCCAGATATGAAATGGTTTTTTATAATGGAGTAAAGTTGAAAGTAAGTATGTTGCTATACAAATTTTGTCCAAACAAATTACCTACCGTAAATCTAAATTACTAATGGCAAAGAAAAAGCAAGGTAATTTAATTGCTTCAGCAGTTACATTAATAGCATTGGAAAAAGAGATAGAGCCGGCCTATATTCAGGATATGAAAGTCTACAATAGTAACGGCTCTGTAAATAAAACTCTTTATATTGAGTGCGAGAATAACAGGTATAGATGTTATGAAAAAGAAACATATGGATTTGACTTAGAGGCCGCTATATCTGAGCGAGATAAATTAATGATTAGTAAAAGCGACCCTAAAAGACTAAAAGAACTTGTAGACAAATTAAATTATTTTGAATATGGTGTTATCTCCTAGATGTGGCTCTAAATTTATTGGAGGTGTAGAAGTGCCTATAAAGGCTAAAGTTTTAAAGGCTCCAAACGGGAGGCAGTATTATATTAGTGCAATGGGCGAAAAGAAAACTCTAGTTAGATATATTGATAACGGAGAAATGGGAGTACTAACTAATTTGTAAAAATAAATTATATTGTATTGTGTATTTAAAATAATGCAGTATATTTGCTGTGTAATAAAAAATATAAAATGAATAAAACCATCGAAAGAGGCCGTCCACCTTTGCAGGACAGGAAAACAATTAAAGAGATACGTTTCCAATTTGCTTGGAGTGCATATGATGTAGAGCGTTTTGGCAATAGGAAAACAATGATAGCAGCGATAAAAGATTTCGTAGCTAATTTTAACATAAAACCAGATAAAAAAAGTAAAAAATGAAAGCATTAATTACAGTAGCATTAGCTACACTATTTTTAACATCTTGTGGCAGCATAAAAAAACATTCAGAAGAGGAGCAGCATAAAAAAGAAATAGCCTCTTTAGAAGTCTTTAATACTAATTATAATGTAAAACAAACAATTGAGTTCGACACGTTAGTAAATGTTAAAGGAGGTTTTTATTTAGGCAGCATTGATTATAAATCTTTTATAGATGGTAAGCCGGTTATTACGGAGGACGGGCGGCAAAAAACAGAAACTCATTACGACAAAAAAAGCAATAGAATAATACAGGAGACTAAAATAAAAGATGCTCCTGTAAATATAAAGGCCAAAAAAGTTACCGAGTCTAATGTAAATACTAAAGGTACAAAGAAAGTAAAATATAAAGCCGATGATAAAAAGCAAGTCAAGGATAAAATAAAAGAATCTTTATATACTTCTGCTTATATTTTTGTGTTTATATTTTTGATTTTAATTGTTATCTTATATTTTATAATTAAAAATAAAAAAGCAAGTGCTTTATTAGGTATTTTTTATTTGCTAAGTTATGCTTTAATAAGTTGTAGCCCTGATGAAAATAACCAAGATAAAGAATGCAACTGTAAAGAGGCTATATATAAAAATATATATACCGGAGTAGATAAGATATATAATAACGAGCCTGTTAATTGTGATACAGGACAACCTTATGAGTTATCTAAAGATAATGTTTTCGCCTACTCCTCCTGTCAAGGAAAACCAACATATTAAAATTTAACATTATTTATGTTGTGTAATTAAAATAAAGTAGTATCTTTGCTAAACAATTAATCAAATAAAAATTATGAGCAAGTTTAAAACCGAAGTAATAACTCCTGACCAAATGTCAGGATATTGTAAGTACAGAAAATTAGTAGCTATAAAAGGCACTTTTAATCAGAATCATTTAGGGGTATTTATTTTAGCCCTTAAAAGAAATGATGTTAAGCCTAACGAAAAACACTTTAGCAAAGTAATAGATAGAGGTTCTAATTTCGGCTTATGGGTTAGCGAAGGAGATTTCAATAATTACCAAATGACAGATGGTAAGCTAACAGCAGTGCCTACACCTGTAGAAGAGGAAACAAAAGATTATTTATATTAAAATTAATAACATGTCATTAATAAAAATTCCCACACATTTAGTCCCTTATGCGGGATGCCCATTTTACCTAACGCAGGGTAAAGAATATGAGATTACAAAAGTAATCCTTAGGCCGGATTCTATAAGGTCTGGTACTTATACTATAATTTGTGATTCAGGAGAGGAGTTAATAACCTCCCATAAGCAAAGCGCACATTTAAACGGTAAAAATTTCAAAGCAATTTATAAAAAATAACACGTAATGATTTGTTTATTAGATAAATAAACATTATCTTTACTCTTTAAAATTCATAAAAATGAAAGATATATATTCAGTAGCAGAAATAGATGCTCCACAGCCTAAACGTTATATTGTCACTACAAATTTAGTTCTTATAAAAGAACACCCAGAGAAAGCTATTAAAGCTATAGAGCCTAGCCAAAGATGTTACGATGATACAGGAGTAACCGTAAACATCTATCAGGTTAGGACTTATACCGATGAAATATTGGCAGAGCTTAGAGCGGATTCCGTTAACGTAAATTACGTAAT